TTGTTACCCTGTCCGGCTGTGCCCGCGCCACCTGCGCCAGCAATGCCACCCCCGTTCGGCGCACCAGCTCCACCGCCGCCAGAACCCCCTGAATTGCCGGCGACTGGTGCATTGCCAAGCGACCTCGCACCAGCACCACCACCTACAGATGTGATGGTACTGAATGTGGAATTTGCACCATCTGTGGCGCTTGATGTGGTCGCTGTCCCGCCCGCGCCAACGGTGACCGTGTAAGGGACTCCACCACCTATCGACGACAACGAGCCGGACCTAAAGCCACCAGCGCCACCCCCACCGCAAGCCTGACCGACAACACCCGGAAACCATCCACCCGCCCCACCACCCGCAACCACTAGGTACTCAACAGACGAAGGTGCGGGCGGGAGAGATGACACCCGATACCAGGAGTTTGTGGCTTGGTTGAAGCGCAATCGGAAATACACGTTGATACCCAGCGCGTTGGGCGCACCGAACACCGCCGCAGCACCGTTCAGACCCACCGAAAACGCGGTGATGACCTGCGTAGTCGTCACCAGCACCTCAGTGTTGTCAGGCGTTGACGTGCTTGGCGGCAGAGTCACCGTGCCAGAGGCCAGCGCCGCAGTCGGCTCAAGCAGAACCCACTGAGTCTGCGCGATGGGGGTAGGCATCGCAATGTTGAACCCCGTAACCGGCGTGAAGCGATCAACCGCGGTCGCTTCAGCCGCTGCGGCTTCACCCTGCAAGTATGTTGCCAAAGCAGACACCGGCAGGCGTGTCGCGTCGCCGTTCGTCGGGCTGTAGACCGGAATCTGGTCGCCAGGCGCAGCCTGCGACTGCATCGAGAGTTGGTTGATGGTTGGCACGTGCGCCCCGATCAGGAAATGCGATACCAGGAGTTCGTCGGCTGATACCACCGGAGCGCAAACAACCCGTTGGCGACAAGCGAAGTAGGCGCGCCGAATGCGGCCGTTGCGCCGCTCAGGTTGACCGAGAACGTCGTGATGGCCTGCGTAGTCGTCAGCAGAACCTCGGTGCCGTCAGGGGTGGAAAGGTTCGACGGTAGCGTGAGCGTGCCCGTGGCCAGCGTGCCAGCGGGTTGCAGCAGGAGCCACTGCTGCGGCAGAACAGGCGTGGCGACCGCGATGACAAAGCCGGTCGTCGGCGTGTACAGGGTGACTTCTCCGCTGGCCTGAGCAATCGACGCGTCTTCGAGGTACTGAGTCAGCGCCGACATCGGCATGCGCCGCGTGTCGCCATTGGTCGGGCTGTACACCGGGATCTGGTCGTCGGCTGATATCTGCGTCAGCAGGGGGAGCTGGTTGATCGTCGGCATGTGCGCCTCTTGCTGTCAGTTGAAATCGAGCGCGCCGTCTTGGCCGGCAAGGACTGGATCTGTCGGGTTGTCCATGAACGGGTCGTCGTATGCCTTGGCGCCTGCGCCACGCGGCATAGATGCCGGCAATTGCATCTCGGCCGGCATGGCGGCCTTGGACAGCAGCATGTCGTAGGACTGCTTCGCCGTGACCTTGGTGTCGATGCTCGGGGCCTTGCCGTACTGCGGTGCCAGCCGCACCGCCAGGTTCGTGATGATCGCCTCATTGGCGGCATCGGGCACCATCGTCTCGGCGTCCAGGTCGCTGTTCTGCGGGCTCCCCGGCAACGGGTAGCCCAGCCGAAGGCCCTTGCCGTTCCAGGTGGCCATCATGGCGTCAAGCCTGACCATTGCGGCCTCGACCTGGGCCGGCGTCAGGTCGAAAACGTAGGAGGCCAGGCCGATCTCGGCGAGAGCCTGCTCTACGAATTGGCGCTTGGTGTATCCCATGACCCGATCAGTCGTGCGCCTTGATCATGACGTAACCAGGGGTCACCCCGACGCCGGCCGTAGAGACTCGCGCGCGCAGTGCAGCCGCGTTGATGTCTGGCACCGTGACCTGCACGGTCGAAGATGCCACCGCAGTCAACGGTGTTCCGATGGCGTACCACGTGAGACCGAAGTCGTCGCTGCCCTCCAGTTGCAGGGCCGGCGCCGTGGTCACAATCGCACCCACGTTGACGATCAACTGCGTGGCGTTGCCGGCGTCTCGGGCCAGCAGGATCGGCGTGGCGCTGTTGAGCGTTGCGAGGTCAATCGTGCGGTTGACCAATTGCCGATGGATCATCGCCTGCTGGTTACTTTGCACTCGGTTGATGGCGCGCGTGAAACTCGCGCCGGCCGAGACCGTTTGCACGTACCGAACATTCGTGCCGATCAATGGCAACATCGGAGTGCGGTAGATGCCCGTACCCGTGATGCGAGGGAAGTCGTAGACCGTGTACCAGTTGGTCCCACCGTCGTCCGACTCTTGCACCGTAACGTCGAGTGTTGGTGTTGAGCCGGAAACGGCAGTCACGGGGATGTTGACCTGGTACGACACGCCAAACCCTGGCAGAAACGCGCCAGTGGTTTCCGTTGTCGTAAGGGCAGCGGACGGTACATCTCGTGTCAGCAGATTGGGGCCTGCAATGGTTGCAACCACCTCGGCCCATGCCTCACCGTTGATGTCGACATTGAGGCGACTGACCTGATCGCGGCTTTTCAGAAAGTCCATGTCCGTTCCTTACGTGGGGTCGGTGGCAGCGGCGATCTTGGCCAGCAGCGTCTTGTCGCTCCAGCGTCCATCGACGTCGATGCCCAGCAGCGCGGCCTGCTGTTCCATTTCGGCGCGGGTAGGCGGGGCGTTGTCGTCAACCGGCTCGGAGTCGGGCTCGGGCTCCGCAGCGGGCTCCGCAGCGGGCTCGGGCTCAAGCTCGAAGGTGACGACCGAGGCGTGCTCAGGGGCGTCAGCGGGCGCGTCAGCAGGGGCGTCAGCGGGCTCCATGCCCAGCGCAGCCAGATACGACTTGCTCCAGCCCTCCGCGATGGCCTGCTGGAGGTCGCCGGGCTCCACGCCCTTGGAATCGTAGGTCTTGCCCGGTGGACCCCAGTGTGGGCCAGGGCTGCGGTAAACGGCAATCAGATCGGTCATTTCTTCCCCTTCGCGGCGGGTGCCTTGCCGGGCTTGCCGGCCTTCATTGCTGCGGTGCGCGCGGTGTTCAGCGCGATGGCCACTGCCTGTTTCTGGGGTTTGCCGGCCTTCATCTCCTTGGAGACGTTGGACGAGATCGACTTCTGCGAGTAACCCTTCTTCAGCGGCATGGCGGGCTCCAGATATGAAAACGCGGGCGGCGGCCGGGGACTCCCAACCCTAACCGCCCGCGTGTGCCTGAGGTCAGCTCAGACGATAGGTCACGAACGTCGCGGCGCCGGTCTTGGTCGTGCGGAACCGGCCAGTCGTGCTCAGCGCCACGCCCATGTTGCCCACCACGGTGTGACCCGAAGCGGCGGCAGCCACGGTGAAGGCGTTGGCCGTGCCCGTGTTGATGACCGTCCAGTCCACCGAGTCACCGACCGCGAACGACGTCGATGCGTCCATCACCGCGCCCGTGGCCAGCGTGCCGGTAACGGCGGCGGCGGTCGTGGACGTGATGATGCCGGACGCGATCAGCGCAAAAGTGATCGTGCCGCTGGCGTTCAGAGTGCCCACTGCCGGCTGGATCTGGTAGGACAGACGGTTCTGCATCACGGCCGGCGAGGAGCCGACCTCGTAGAATGTCTGGAACCCCCCGGACGCCTCGACTGACACAGTGGTTGCCAGCGTGAACGGGCCGAAGGTGACCATGCCGTTGTTGACGGTGCCCAACACCACCGGCTGATCCGGGTAGTTGGGTGTCGTCGAGATGCGGCTGACGATGGCCTGCCCTTGGCAGAACACAGCAATCGACGCGCTTGCCGGGACAACGACCGTCCCGATCCCTTGAGGTTGAACAACGAAGGACATTTGGGTTTCTCCTCAGCAGGTGGGTTAGGGTTGGCCGAACATGATGATGCCCGACATCTGCGGCTGCTTGTTGACCACGCCGAAGAGCGTATCCAAGCGGTACTTGGTCTTCATCGTGTTGATGTCGTACTGCTTGGTCATCACCAACTCGATGCCCTGGTCCGTCGAGGCGCGCATGACGGCCGCACCGGCATCCGTCGGGACCGCGTAGCGACCCGGCAGGATTTCGATGGCGTCCTTCTGCCAAAACGGGTTCATGGCAGCGGCAGCGGTGTTCAGGAACACGATTGCGGCGGTTGCAGAGGTCACCGGGATGGTGACGTTCTGGTACTGCGCTTCCGCGTCCGAGCCGCCCTGGTTGGAGATGATCGGGGGAGAGATCACCATGGTCGTGGCGCTCGGCACCGAGATCACGCGGAACGTCTTGAGGACGCCCGTGGACTGCTTGGTGATGTGGTGCACCGCGAACACGTTGGCGATGGTGAACGAGTCACCAGGCGCGACGTTGGTCGTGCTGGAGACAGTCACCGTCTGGAAACGGTTGTCGATGTTCGCAGCCTCACCCGTGGCCGCCACGGTCTGAGCGCGAGGCACCCAGAAGTTGTTGCCAGCCGGCAACGTGCTGATCTGCAGGCCCGCGCCACCAGCGGCAGCGGCCTTGCGCACCGAGTAGTCGAGCTTGTAGGTCTCGAACGACGCCACACGGCCCACGAAGGCCCGACGCAGCGCGTTGTCGCTGATGTCGTTGCCGAGGCTGCGGGTGTTTTTCGCCAGGTCGGACGCCATGCCGTTGTAGTCACGGGTGGACAGAGCCAGGTAGCGGTCCGTGTCAGGCACGCCCTGCTCGTTCATCACCGACTCGATTTCGGCCACGTCGTCGAAACCCGACGCCACACCGGTGCGCTTGACGAACAGGGTGCCCTGCGCGGTGGCGACGTTCATGACGGCGACGTTGATGTCCGAGGCCAGCTTCTGCTTGGCCGCATCGCCCAGGCGCTGCTCTTGCAGAGCATCGCGCAGTTCGGTGGCGTTCATGATCCACGGCACGGAGCGAGTGAAGCCGATGGTCGCCGGCACGGCCAGCTGGGTGTAGTCGTCGAAGTTGGTCGTCATGTCCACACCAGAGTAGGACACGGCGATGTTCGGCTGGGGACGCCAGATGACGTTGTTGGTCCGCTCCATCATCGTCTGGTCGGTGTTGTAGACCGCGACGTTGCGAGACAGGACAAGGGCGTCCTGGAAGCCTTCCAGTAGGTTTTCGAACGCGACGCGCTCTTCTTTCGAGAATGAGTTGGCCATTGTGGGCTCCGAGATGAGTGAGATATTGCGGATCGCTCCGCGCCTGCTTACTCACCCCGTTGGAGTCGGGCGGCCACTCGCGTCTTGTCACTGCCGATTTTGGGCTGGCGAAACCCGAATGGCGCCGAATGTACCACATCCGGCGCAGGGGTCAAGGGGTTAGCGGGCTGACATGCGCCGCGCAAACTCTGCCATCAGTTCCTGCGCGATGGACTGCACGGCGTAAGCTTCCTGCTCTCGGCCCGGTTTGTCCTCACCGTAGAAGTCGCAGTATTCTTGCCAAACATGCACGGCTTCATGGACAAGTAGGCCGGCGACCTCTACGGGGGTTCTATTTTCGTGACCGCTGAGACAGATTACTGCGCACAGGCTGCCGTCAGCGTTGTTCAAATGGTGCGCCGTAGCATTGGCCTGCGGCGTAGAGATCCAGGCCCCATAGTGCTTGACCTTGAGGTAACGCATCGCCGCGTCGTACTCCTCCTCGGTCAAGCAAAGCGTAAGGTAGGGTCCAGGCGCGGCGATGCGCCTGTCCAGCCAGCGGGGCTTCACGCCCGCGCCTTCGCCTTCAACTGCTGCTTGTACCGGATAACCTTCGTCATGTCTCCGGTCTTCGCAGCCTCCTCGCGCAAACGCTCCAGTGTGGAGTCGGCCGTGCCACTGACGGGCGCGGTTCCGACGGGGGTGCCGCGCTCGGGTGCGGGCGGCTTGGTGCGGGGGATGACTTTCAACTGTGCCTCCAGTTTCGCAACGGCGAAGGCGAACTTCACCGGGTCAGTGATCGCGGCCAGTTCCTTGGCCTTCTTCGGGTTCTTGCCAAGCGCGTAGACCACGAGCGCGGGGTTCTCCGCGCCTTGCAGCACCACGCCCTGCTGCGTGACGTTCAAAGCCTGCTGCACGGCGTGCTCGGCGTCCTCGTAGTCGCGCACCTTGAGTTCAGCCTTGGCCTTGCCGTAGTTGTCCAGCTTCGCCTGCCAGGCGCGGGCTTCGGCGTCTGCGCGGGCCTGCGCCTCAGATGCCGCCCGCTCGGCCTCGACCTTGGTGCGGTGCCATGCGTCCAGCGCCGTCTCGTACTTGTCCGTGTCGTAGTCGTGGTCTTCGAGCTTCGGCTTCGGGCCGACTTGCTTCGGGCCTACCGGGGCAGCTTGCTGCTCCCTCGCCTCGTACTCACGCACCCTGCGCTGCAGGTCGCGATGCTGCTTGCGCAACTCGCGCACCCACTCGGGCGCTCGCTCAGTCTCGTCGGGCGGCGGTGCCTCGTCTCCGATGCTGACCGTCACCTCGTCAGCGACGGCCGGGTCTGGCTCCGCGTCTGATGCGGCCTCGGCATCAGGCGCGGGGTCTGCGTCGGCCTGGGGGTCTTCTGCCGGCTCATCTGCGCCGGTATCGGGCGCGTCCTGGTCGTCGTTGCCATCGTGGACCTCGGTGGTGCCATCGGGCTGCGTGACTTCGATCTTGATTCCCATGCTCTTCCTCATCTCGCGCATTGGCGGCTGCGCGGTTGCCGGTGCCGGGTGGTCCCGGCGAATCTCAAAGCTGCGGCCGTGGCGGCGTTTGCTCGGGCATCCCGATGGACTGCATCAACTCCAGCGTCACGCGGGTCTGGTCGGTGTCGATCTTGCTGATCGTCTCCAGCGTCTTGGCTTCGGTCAACGCTGTCTCAGCCTCGGTCTTGACCGCATCGGCTCTAGCCTTACCCGCCTCGGCCATTGCCTTCTCAGCAGCAGCCTCGACAAATACCGCGTTCGGGTCAGGCGGTGCGTTCTGCGCCGCAGCAGCCATTTCCTCGGCCTCTTCGGGCGTGGGCTTCATGACTCCCATCTGCACCATCTGCTTGCGGAAGTAAGCGCGCACGTCGCTGATACCCTCGCCCTCCATGTTCTGGAAAGCCATCGCCAGCAGCACCTGCTGGGTCTGCGGGTCTTGCGTCAGTTGCAGCATGCCCAGCAACGAGCGCACCGTGGCCGAGCGTTGGCTGCTCGACGATGGGCCGAGAGTGGCCACCACGTCAAACTTGGCTTGAGAAAGGTCATTCTCCATGACCACTTCACCGTTGCGATCAAGCACGGGGCGCATGATCTCAATGGACTCGACCTCGCTCTGAACCCCGATACCCTTCATGCGCCGCCTCGGTTCGACGTAGATGTCACGCGCCATTGACAGCCATATCTCACCGCCGCGCTGAACAGCCTTGTTGTGGTTGTTCATGTACAGGAACGCCTGCATGTCCAGGCGCTGCTGCACCATCTCCACGGCCTTGCCGCTGATGTTGCTGACGATCTTGTCGCCGTTCTGCTGGTTGCCCAGGATGTCGGCGATGTCAGTCTCGGTCAGTTGCAGCAGCGCGGCCATCGCCGCAGGGATTTGCGGGCTCTTGGTGTAACCCACCGGACCAACCACCTGCTGGCTACTATCCGCACTCGTTACCGGATTCAGCAGCAGGTACGGGTAGTTCTTCAGGTTGTCCTCGGACCACATGACCTGGTGACCGGCCACCTGCTCGGGCGTGAAAAGCGGCTTCTCGACGCTCGACAGCGCGCTGATCTCACCCAGCTTGGACAACTGCATGTTCTTCAGGCGCTGCGGGTCCTTGGCGAACCGCACCACGCCCATGCACCGCTCGACGTTGTCGATGAACCACCGCTTACCGTACACCGGCACGATGGGGATGCAGTTGCCGGCGATGTATCCGCAGTCCTCAAGCACCTTGCCACCGGACAGGATGTACTTGTGGACCTTCTTGCGCTTGATCTTCTTTTGCCGCACCTCGACGCTGCCGATGGCCGACAAAGTGACCTCCAACTCGGGGTCGTTCTCGAAGTCGTCCTCGGTGTACCGCTCCTCGGTGCCATCAATGGCCTGGAACACCCGCACCACCTCGTTCTTGTGCTCGACGCGGTAGTATTCCGCGACGTAGACCACATCGGGTGTGCTCCAGTCGAACTCGGTCTGGTGGACATCCTTGGGCCAGGACGCGGGGTCGTCGTCGTATTCCGCCTCATAGGCGGCACGACTCATGCTGGTCAGGACGTAACAGGACTTCGCGTCGGCCTTGTCTTGACGCTTGGCGTTGATGTCGAAGAACACGCTGCTGTCGGCGTCATAGATCGGCTCAATGCGGATGCGCTGCTGCTCGTTCTCGTCGTCCTCCTCGTCCTCGTAGCAGGCCCGCAGTCGGTACGCGCCCATGCCACCCGTGACCGCCTCGTCGAATGCGTTGTCGTAGGCTTCAACGGCCGTGCTGTCCTGCTCATCGGCGCGGTACAGCTTGTTACATGTGTCGGCCAGACTCGTCGCGTCGGTGCCATCCTTGCTGATGAAGTCAACCGTGACCCGGTTGTTCCGGTACTCGTTGATGATGCGAGTGATGGCCAGCGCGATCTTGTTGACCTCAAACTTGGGCTTGTTCTCGAACTGCGACCCCAGCGGACCTTCCCATGTCGCACCCGCGATGGTGGCGAAGCGCCGGTCCTGCAGACACTGCAAACGCTCATCACGAACGGCACCCTGGATGTTGTCGAACTCCCGCATGGCCTCCTGGTGGATGGTAATCAAGCGTTGTTCGTTCGAGATGCGTGCCATGTCAGATCCTTTACGGAGCGCCCCAGAAGTTCACTACCGGCATGGCGTAGTGCGACGGTGTGGTGGAGTGCGAGTGCCCAGCAGCATCGGTACTGACGGGGAATGCGAAGGTCACCGCGATAGCGTCGGCTGCGTCAGGCGAAGCAAGTCCTCTGGCCTTCATTTCCTTCTTCGACTCCAGGAACAGTTTACCCGATGAGTCGGGCTTGACTCGCGGACCTACGAGGTCGTCGCGCAACTGCTTGTCCTGCGGAACGCTGGCTGTCTTAAGCCACTCCTTCATCGAGCCCCACATCTCCGAGCGCCGGTTGCCCCAAGTGATGGGACGCAGCGCCTTCCAACCGAAGTTCACACCGCGCACCTTGTAACGCTGCTCGGTGAGCCTGTCAAGGACGCCGTAGCCCAGGCCACCCTCGTCGACGACGGTCATGGCCGGCCGGTACTGTTCGATGGTGTTGATGACGTGCCCTACCACGGTCATGGTGTCGTCGCCCTTGTACCGCTTGATGTCGATGATGTCCCGCCCCTGGCGCACGGCGATGACCGTGCTGTCGGCACCACCGCGCGCCGGGTCCACGCCCAGGATGATCGGTGCGCTCATGTCCTTGTGCTGCGGCCGGCGCATGGCGTCGTCGACGAGTGTCAGGCTGATGAACTGGTCGTCGCCGGTCGATGGGAACTCACCATAGACCTCGACGCGCGCCTCGCGGCTGTCCTCACCGTACTCCTTGATGATCTGCTCGTATGCCCCCTTGTCGGTGCCGTCAACCGTGCGCGCGTCGATGTTGCGCGTGGTCCAGATGTCCCGCTTGCCGTGGAAACACTCGTAGAAATACCCCGTGTTGCGCCGAGGGTTGCTGAACGCGAGCCAGTACCGATCAACGATGGGCTCGGTGAAGAAGCCCGCAGCCACGGACCAGATGGAGTCAGGGATGCCGCTGGCCTCGTCGAAGATGACCATCGTACCGTCGTAATTGTGAACCCCGGCGTAGGCGTCAGGGTTCTCCTCGGACCACAACTTCCCTTCAGCGCCCCAGTAGCGCGTGCCCTTCTTCAGATCCCGCTCGACAAGTGCGGTCATCCAAGCAGCAGGGGTGAGGTTGGTTGCGGACGCCTCCCACCAGTGGGCGTTGATGACCATTGTGGCCCACTTGGTCAGCTCGCCCCATGTCACCTTGCGCAACTGGTTCTCGCTGTTGGCCGAGACGATGACGGTTGACCCGATGCGAGTGGTGAGCATCCACAAGATGAGCCAACTGACCAAAGCCGATTTCCCGATCCCCCGCCCCGATGCGATGGCCATGCGCAGGGCCTGCAGCACGGCGTCAGGCGCCCGGTTCTCCCGGATGTGCTTGGCGATCAACCTGAGAACGTCCCTCTGCCAGCGGCGCGGCCCGCTGAACCGCTCCAGCGGGGTGTTCTTCTGCCCCCACGGGAACGCGAACAGCACGAACGCCTCGGGGTCGTCGACGATGGTCTGCGACCATAGCTGCGACATGAGCATCTGCTCATCGTCGGGCGAGTAACGCGGCTGCTGGGCCATCAGTCGTCGCTGTCGTTGCTGGTCTTGTGCTCGATGCGAGGCGTGTCGACCCCGTCGTCAACGATGTCCACCGTCGTCACGTCCGTCAGCAGCCTGGAGCGTGCCTGCTCCAGTGCTGCCGTGATGCTGATCGACTGGTTGACCTCCACCTGCTTGATGTCACCGTACTGCTTGCGGTTGTCGGCACCCATGAGCCACTTGTACGTGTCGATCTTGAGCTTGGACCGGGCTACGTCCTCATCGCTGTCCTCAGCCTCGGCAATCTCGACGATGCGCCCCGCCCACCACTCGGTACGAAGCTCCTTCGCCTCCTTGTACCGCTCGTAACGCTGCGGGTCGCGCTTGATCCACCTCCAGAAGGCGTCGTACTCGATGTCCCGCAGATCGTCCCTGACGATGGCGTTGAGCGAGCGCCCCTTGGTCATCTCCGTCAGCACACGCTCGAACATGGCGGCGAACGCTGTATCGAGAAGCGCACGAGTGGCTCGACGATGTTCCGTTGGGTCGAGTGGCGTTGCTGTTGCGACAGTGTGACTCGGCGTCAGCCAGTCGGGGACGGACGGCTGAGCGAGGGCCTGGGTTTGCTGCTCCATGAGGGAATGGTAACACGATGGTTGGTCGAGTTGGCAACTGTGGTTGATGTGTCACGGTGTCACTGGCGGGAATGGGGGTAATGATTCAATGGGTTACTGGTTGATTTGTCATTTGAAAAAATTGTTCGCGGGTCCTACGTTTTCAGTCACTGCCATCGAATCAATCGTTCCCCTACCCCCCCGGACCAGGGACCACCGCCCCCTGCGCCCAGGGTGCAATGGATCAATGGTCAGGGCGCAACCCGTCGCTACCAGGGCGCAATGGATCAATGGTTGACCCGATGGCGCAGGGATCAGGCGCAGCATTGGCGCATTGGAGAGCAGAATCCGGGGTTCCTTGTGTCAATGGGAGCGGGTTGAATTGACCCGGTGCAACCTGCGACACTGAGACTTTGCGACCCGGGGGTCAATATCGAATTGACTCATTGCTCTTAATTCCCCCCCATCCCCCCACCCCGACTCCAGTCACACCGTCGCAGGTCGCAACGGGTCAACCTGTCACTCCATTGGCACAATGTCCCTATGCTTCACTGGGACAATCCAACCTGTTATGATTACGCCATCGGGTCAACAGGTGACCCGGCAACAGGAGAACCAGACACCATGATCTTCACAGTAACGCGCCCCGATGGCTCGACAGAGTACCGTCGACATATCCCCTTCAACATCGTTCCCGATGGTGCGCGGTGGAAAGCCGTTCACGCGGGCAACGGTCGACTTCTCGGCAGGTTCGATAGTGCAGAGATAGCCGATAAATGTCTTCAAAGCAGCACCGAAAAGGTCCCTCACTTCAAAATCGGCTGTGGTCGTTCATCAAGTCCAAGGGCAGTAGTTGCGCACACTTCCGGCTGTGCCACAAGGGCTACGAGCTGGCCTTTCACGGCCTGACCGAGGACGAATACCTGCAGCAAAGCGAAGCCTGACACATCCGCCTAGGGGCTCGCCGGCCCCTATGGGATGCGCCAGCTACCGGCCATCGCAACAATCAGGAGATCAAGACATGACCAAAGCCCGATCCATCGACCCGCCCGTTTACGCGGTCAACCCTTCGGCGACCGAAGATGCCCGCATCATCGACGAAGCCCTGCGCATCCTCGATGCCCGCATCCGCACGGGTAAGGTATTTGACAACCCGGCCGCAGTGAAAAACTACGCTCGCTTGTACTTCGCGGGTGCCTCAAGCCACGGCCGGGAGGAGTTCGCTGTCTTCTTCTTGGATGCGACGCATCGGTTGATCAAGGCCGAAACGCTGTTCCGAGGCACGCTCTCACAAGCCAGCGTTTACCCTCGCGAAGTGGTGCGCGAAGCCCTGCTGTGCAACGCCGGCGCCGTGATCCTTGCCCACAATCATCCATCGGGCTCTGCTGAACCCTCTCGTGCCGATGAATACCTAACGCAGACCCTCAAGTCGGCGCTGCAGCTGGTGGATGTTAGGGTAATTGACCATCTGGTAGTTGGCGATACCGTGGTGTCGTTTGCCGAGCGTGGCTTGATCTAAGAGGTTGACCATGAAACACACTTTCAAATTGTCTATTGACTGCGGGAACGCTGCATTCTGCGAAGGGGGCACCCCTACACAAGGGAGCGCAGCGCCTGAACTGGCCCGCATCCTTCGCAACATCGCGGAGCGCCTAGAGAATGGAGATTATTACGACAGGTTCCGGAACTGCACGGACAGTAACGGGAACATTGTCGGAACTTTCGCGCTTAAGTCGGACTGACGCCATGATGCTTAACTTCAAAGTATGGGAACTTCGAGGGGTCCGGTATCTCTGCGAAGGGGAAGGATTCATTCTGACAACCATTAAACGGCTTCCATGATGGAGCCCGACGACATCGGCCTAATCATCATCGCCCTGGTCGCGCTGCTGCTGGCGCTGCTGGGGGTCATTTAACACTGCTGCGCGCCCTGCGCGCTGGAAGGATTGAACATGCGCTTTGACGTCTCCCGCACGGATGATGCGCCAGTGTCTGACGATGATGCCGAAGAACTTTCGGACTGTCTCAGGGACTTCGCCCGGTGGATTTACCGTGCCCTGGGAGCGGAATGGGAGTATCGAGCCAGTGATGAAGTGGTGGACGAATTGCTGGATGTCAACGGGTACGAGTTCGACGAAGAAGGCCGGATTGTCTGACAGGCACCTATAGCCCCTGACGCGGGGGGCTATGGGGGCATGTCACGGTGACATACCTACACAGGAGATTGAAAAATGAAACCCGGCTACTATCTTGTAACGCCCGATGGTGAGCGTAGATTCATTTCCGCCAATGTCAACCCCGTCGCGCTGACCCGGCTTTGCGATAAGCATCTGACCGAGGAAACGGGATGGGAATATTGGATCGACCGCTGCCTGGGCGTGACGGTTGACCGACGCCCACACTGGGCCAACTGGGACCATACTGACAGGTTTTACGACGCCGGCATGCGTGAATGCGGCGCAATTATCTGACCGGCACCTATAGCCCATTAGATGGGCTATGGGGGCATGTTGCCCTGCAGATTCAAAGGACTGACCTATGCACACCCCTGGACCTTGGA